GTTCCTGTTACTGCTTCAGGTACAACTGTACTTGCCTCATGTGCAATAAATCCATCAACCAAAGTATTTGTTTCATCTTCAATCCAATTAAACCTTCGAGGTTGTAGTTCTTTTACTCTAGTAATTGCACCAGTCATATCTACAACATTTTCTTTTAATCTATGATCTGAAGATGTGTTAAAAGATGTAGAACTAGCATTGTTTGTTATAGTGCCAACAACTGAACCACTTGAATTTTGAAATGCCATAGGGATACCGTTTGTATTTAACCCTTTAATAACAAAACCATGATTAGTTGATATGTTATGTTGCATAAACATTTGAGCATAGTAATTGGTTGAGCCTACAGCATAATCACCGTTTATATAAACACCACCATTAGTAGCTACAGTTGTTTTAGATGTCATACCAAAGAAAAGACCACCTGTTGAATCTAGCCTCATGCGTTCTGAATTAGAGCCACCAGTAGCTTGAGTAAAGAACTGCATGTCGGCAGCATCATTATTGCCACCTACTCTACTTGCTCTGATCATGGCAACACTATCACTAGCGTTTTCAAAAATAATACTACCTACTGCACCATTAGATGATTTATTACCATTTAGTTTTAAATCAACCCCTGTATCTGAAGCTGAAGTTGCTATTTCTAAATCTACATCTGGACTTGAAGTTCCAATACCTACTTTTCCTGCACCTGTAACTCTAAGCCTTGATATACCGCCAGAATCTAAAACTTGCAAAGCGTGGTCTGTTGCATTTGTTCCAGCTCGTATTTCCAAACCATAGTTTACGCCTGTTCCTGCTGTATTTCTTATAAATGCAGTATTTTCATTTGAAGTAGAAGATTCAACATGAAGAGGGTTAGATGGACTTGTACTGCCTATACCAACCTGCTCTGACGAATTTATGGTGATTGCTGTTGCATCAGCATTGTCATCAATACCCCTTGAGGTAAAGTTTGTAGAAACAGTTAAATCTTGTGTAATCGTTACATCTTGGTTTTCATCAATTGTAATCGCAGGAGTTGTACCAACTGCTGATCCTGAACCAATAATTAAATCATCGGCACTATCGTCTAAACCAATATAGAAGTCTTGAGCATTACCATCAAAGACAAGTTTAGTATCTTCAGCACCGCCATCACCTATTGTTAAACTTGGGTTAGTCCCTTTAAGAACAACTGCGCCACCGAAGTCAACTTGGCCCATATCAACCGCAGTTCCAGATAAACTGAAAATGCCATCGACTGTATCCAAGTCATTATTAATCTTTGTACCCCAGGTATCGGTGGATGCACCGACCTCTGGTTTGGTTAGGTTTAAGTTAGTAGTAAATGTATCTGCCATAAATCTTTCCTTTAAGCTGCTTCTTGTTTATCTTTCTCTGTCCATGATGTTGACGGATTCGATACATCCGTCCAAGTTGTTGTGACTGTTTGATCTGTCCATGTATCAGAGGGAACAACAATATCAGTCCATTTTAAACTACCAATCGCAGAAAAACTACTTGTTTGTGCTAGTGTCGATGATCCTCTGTCGATTTGTCTGCCGATTGCAGTAAAGTCAGAGGTTTGAGCAAAAATCGCATTGCCTGTAACTGTAAATCTGCCTGTAGCAGTCATGTTTGATATTACAGGGCCAATGGATGCACCTTTATCGATCTGAGTTCCTGTAGCGGTCATGCTAGAAACACCAGCGATGGTTGCAGATCCTAGGTCAATTTGAACCCCTGTAGCAGTCATACTGCTTGTTCCTGCAATAGTAGATGCGCCTCTATCTATTTGAGTACCAACCGCAGACATACTGCTGACACCTGCGATTGTGGCTGTACCACGATCAATCTGTCTGCCTGTTGCAGTTGCACTAGATGTTTGAGCTATAGTCGCTGATCCACGATCTATTTGTCGACCTATAGCTGAAGCACTAGAAACTGCTGATATGGTTGATGCGCCAAGACTTATTACATGACCAACCGAGGTAAATCCTGAAGTTTGAGCAGATGTTCCTGCTCCAAGTTTGATAACTACTCCAGCAGAAGTAAATCCTGAAGAAGCAGCAATGGTAGAACTACCGAATCTCTTTACAGAAGATTCAGCAGTAAAACCAGAAGTTTGCGATGCGGTAGCCGCACCTTCGTGATAAACGGGAGTTCCATAATGGGACTTCCCGTAGGTATATTGACCGTAGCCTACTGAGGCCATTGTCTTATGCTAATGTGATATCTAAATCGCCAGCATCAAATCTGAATACATCTCCACTAGATACAGTTTTGTTAGCAGTCAAACTTGCATAAGCAAGTAAGTTACCAGAACTTGAGGCATCCATGATACCTACAGCTACAACTGTTCCATAGTTTGCGGTTGCAGTTGGATATTCAATCGCAGCAGCATTTGTCGCTGTTGTGGGGTTTGTACCTGATACATTGAATGTAGCAGTTTGTCTTGCATAAGCTCCACCTGAAACTTCAGTACCGCCACCAGTATCAGTTGGTGCTACAGTATATAAAGCCACATATAATGTTGTTGGTGCAGTATAAGCAGTTCCGCCAAATACATGATCTAATACTTTATCTTCTAAATAATCGCTAAATCCAGCCATTTTTACTCCTAGTTATTATTCCAATAGTGTATGTTTTTACGAGATTTACCATAAGTTCTTCTTCTTTGAACCAATGATCCTTTACCAAACTCAGCCTTTTCTTGTTGTAATCTCATTTCTTCAAGAGATTTTTCATACTGAGCATTGAACAAAGGCGCTCTCTCGTCTTCCATCAAAAAAACTGATGCGTGTTTTAGTGATCCATATAAGTAAACATCTGGATGTGTATTAGACACAAAGTTAGATGTATTAGAATCAGAAAGTGCATCTATCTTTCCGAAGTATGTTAATTGTAATGTATAACTGCTGTCAGGGGTAGGTGCAAGTTCGATTGTATCGTCAACTAATGCGTAATAGATTGGTTGACCAGTTTTGTTATTAATTGATTTTCTATACACATCAAGTGATTCAATAGACATTTGCATCAATGGTCTAAAGTCATTGGATGTAATTTCAATATTGATGGCCTCTAGCCAATCAGAAGGTACTGATAAATACTGTCCGTCTGCTGTAGCGGTTGCTCGCTTAATCATCTCTTTAACTCTAAGTTTACGATTAAGTTCAGCTTCAGTATTATCAATAAATATATCTATTTCAGAAGTTAAATCTGATCTGTTTAGATAATTAGCTATGTTAGTTTTAAGCTCTGCGTATGTCATAGTTTACCTTGCCATGTTCTAAAGACTTTATTATCTGAGTGATTTAACCACTTTCTCCATTGTTTCATGTCATTCGCCCAGCCTTCTCTACAGGCTTTTTGGTACACCACTAAGGGTACTTCTGCGACATGGCGTAAATCTTTGCCTGGCTTATTCTCTGCTAATGCTTTGCAATGCTCTATAACAGGCGCAACATCTTGGGTGGTGTGATAAATAACTTTATTATCTTCCGTAGCAAATTCATTGGTAAAACCAGTCTTGTGATCGATAATTGTTCGTCTTGCCATATTGTCTATAATTTTATCATTGACTTAGGCTTTTAGGGAAATAACTTGTAGATAAAAAAATGGGAGTCAATGCAAATGCACTAACTCCCATCCGTCCCAGATAATTAGGATGTGCTTAAGTCTGCAACAACACCATGAGCAGCTTCGTTGGACACTTCTAGTCCATACTCAACTACGATCATTTTTGTTTCTGCATCACCAATAGTAGCGATATCTACTGTTTGGAAATTTCTTAAGTAAGCAACTTTAGCAAATTCTGGATCTACTAAAAGAAGCGATCTTTCTCTTGATCTGTTTGATGGAACGATTTTGAGTTCACCAAAGTCAGATGAATAGATAGATACTGAAGCCTCTACAGTATTTTGATCCACAAATTGTCTAGCTTGTGATCTACCTGTGAAACCACTAATAACTTGTTTGTTATGTGGGCCACAAATAGCCAATGATGGTTCACCACCATTTGTGAAAGCTAACTCAAGTGTATCTTTGAGTAGAGTTTCAGTTAAAGCTCTTTGAGTTCCGTCAGTTGGAGCAGCACCACTTCCTGTAGAAGCACCATTAGTACCTCTAGAATCGTTTGAAGTGATCCAAGATTCAAAACCACCAGTTACACGAGCAGTTGTCGCATTACCAGTTGTTTTAGCGCCTTTTTGACAGAGAGCTTGTTCCATATCTCTTTTAAGAGCTTTAGACATAATAGCAAGTTGATGAGCCATTTCTGACCTTTTACCTGCTGGGTCTGAACTCTCTTGAGATCCTGTTACAGTTGCATCTCTTTTTGAGATCATACATACGTTGCTTGCTCTTACAGTAGCAGTTGAAGCTGCTCTTGAAAGTTCGAAGCCTTCTAATTCTCCACTTGCACTTGGTGTAGGTAGAGATTCTGTTTGCCAATCAAACACCACATTGCTCACATTTCGTGATCCGATTGAGGACATGAACGGAGTTTGCATAGGAGAGATGTTGTAAATGATATTACTTAAATCTTCTCTATCAGCAGTTGCGGTGTAAGTATCAAAAGCGTTAGTTACTTTTGCCATAATATTACTCCTTGTAAATTACTTTAATAATTGTTCAAAAACTTTAGCTGCATCTGAGGGTTTCCCAGTTTTAGCTAACCTTTGTTTTGCTTTCTTCACAGGAGCTACTGATCTTGGTCGGTTCGTAGTACCAGGTCTTGCAACCCTAGCCTTTGCTTTTTCCGTTGGTTTTTTCTTAGTTGCTTTAACAGTTTTGCTTTGCAACCAAGCATTTCTTAAACCAAGTAAGGCTCGGTAGTCATACACAGCATCCATCTCTTGAGGTGAGTAACCTAAGACATTGATTCCATATTCTCGAATCGCTAGCTTATCCTTTGTTGCAACTTCAGGATCTTGCCATTCTGGTATAAGTTCAAGTAGCTTTTGCTGACCTTCTTGCACCATTTGTGCAATTTGCTCTTGCTGTTTTTGCGCTGCTTCTTGTTGAAGCCTTTGCTGTTCAGCTTGAGTGGCCTGCAACTTCTCTTTCTTCTCATCCCAGAGTTGCTTTTCTCGAACATAGCCAACGGGATCATCCTCGTATAACTTGTTCCAATCTGGCTCGCCTGCCAATTCGCCCTTTAGTTGGGCTTCCAATTTCGGTAACAACTGCGAATAAATCGCATCTCTTTGCGCTAACTCTTGTTGCTGTTGGTCAATGGTTTTCCGTTGATTTGACAACTCTTGAGTTTTACGCGTGTAATCTTGCTGACGGGAATATCCGCTTTGGAGTTCCTCAAGCGTGACCTCTACCTCTTCTCCGTCTATTCTGACTTTGTAGTAGGTGGGTTGCTCTTGTTCGTCCTCAACCTCAGTTTGTTCTTCGTCATCAATTTCATCATCAAAATCGGATTCTTCATCTTCAACCATCTCTTCTTCAAGTTCGGCTGCTTCTGGTAATTCATCCTCTTCAATGACTTCCTCTTCTACTTCATTTGTGACTGCCTCTTCAACTTTTTCCTCTTCTTGAGGAGTTAAGAAACTTTCAAACGCTGAAGTAGCTAGTTCTCCTTCAGTTTGTAAAGCAGTCGGCTTTCCGTTATTGCTCATAAATACTCCTTATGTGTATTTATAAGTATTTTATATGAATTTTTTTAAAAAAGGAAAGATTTTTTAGCCTACGCTACGAATCTTATTGATATGTGTTTTGGTGAGTTTGCCTTTCTCTGCAATGATTCTGATATGTTTTTCTATTTCAGGTATTAATAAAATTGATCTATGTAAGTCCTCTCTGATATTCACATCTTTTATATCACGAGAGTTTAACCAAAAGTTGATGTATTCGTTTTTAAGGTTTTCTAAAACTTCCTTAAATACTTCTGAGTTTAATATTTGTTCGGCTTGTTCAGCCTTGACGACTTCTTCGTGTGTTGGCATTTATTTATGGTGTTGGGCCAAACCCAAATAGGGATGGCTGTACTCTTCCTCTTTGTATGGGTGAAACAATTTCTTCTATTTGTGGTAATTGAAATTGTGGTAAACCAGTTAAGCTGGTTGGTATTACAGGTGTTGTAACAGGTTGAGTTACAGGTATAACAGGTTGCTGTAATAAACTTGGAGCAGATGGCATGACTGGAGCTTGTGTTGGCTGTGGCTCAAGTAATGATACAGGCTCTAAAGGTTGTTGTGGTTCAAAGAAATCTTTTACTATAAATGGATCTCTTGGCTCATAAATAGGTGTATCTGTAGGCATATCAGGTAGGTCTAATTTATCAACATCTATTTTAGCCAACTCTTCAGGATCAACTCCCGATAATATTGCTTCTACATCTAAATCAAATTTCTTTGGAACAGCCACATCACCTGTATAAAGCTCAGGTGCAAAAGTTGTATCAAAAACTAAATCTTCTACAGCTACATCTTGAGGTAAAGTTAAACTTTGTAAGAATGGAAAGAATCCTTTGTATTCTTCTTTTGGGACTAAGACTTCAGGTTGTGGTGTACCAGTAGGTGCGTATGGCATCATTGGTTCAGAGGGTTGTACTGGTATTCCTATAGTTGGAGCTGTAGGCATAACAGGAACTTGTCCACCTGACATCATGTCTAATTGTGCTTGGGTGTAACCCATTGGCATATCAGGAGAAAAACTTAGACCAGGTGCTACGACTTGTTCAAAAGGAATCCCACCAGCAATTTGCTGTGCATATTGTTGACCTGTAGCAACTGGCCCTGTGCCTGCTGTTACTTGTACTTGTCCGCCTGGTATTCCTATTGCCATATTAAGTTGTAATTAGTTTATCTATTTTAGCATCAAGTTTGTCTATTTTGTCTATTAATCTTTGAAACTCGATTGTGTGTTCATTTCTTGTTAGATAATCTCTTGCCACTTCTTCTCTAGTTTTATTGAGCAAAATATCAACACGCTTAACTTCAGCTTCATTTTTTCTTATGCCATAGACCAAAGGTGCTAAGACCAAAGTAACTATGATATTCCAAACGATGTAGCCTGAAATCTCCATATCAATAAAAGTCAGTAGCTCCAGATGTGAGGGCGTGGGCTATAATTTTCCACTTCTGCGATATCCAAATGTATAAATCGTCCATTACCTTTTTGATTAACTCCTATGCCTGTAAAACCATGTGCTATACCTTTGTATAACACCTCTAATGCTTTTTGGTGACTAACAGCTATATCGACTGCTAGACCTAATGCGTGTGTACCTGGCTTGCTTTTCTTAGCTTCTATAGGATGTTCGGGACATCTATAGCCAGATGATATAACTAGGGGGAATCCTAGGTCATCACGCAATGTTTGTAGTTTATCAACTAATTTATGATTTATCTCGTTTTTACCACAATGTTTGCACTTGAATTCATCAAGTTTAAAGTTTTTCCACTCACTCATTTTTTTTCCTTGTTACTTGATCCGAAGTAAAAAGATATAACTGCTGAAGCTATACCTGATAGATAACCAAGAATAAGCATAACGATATCGTCTGAACTGTCATCTATTGGATAGGCTGTAATCATAAAGATATAACCAATAAAACCAACTAAGGTTAATGATCCTAAGAACTTAGGTGTCCAATCACCACTAAACTTTTCTCTAGCGTGTTGAGTGTCTTGAGTTTCTAAAGAATAAATATCTATCTCAAACTGTTTCATTTGTAATTGAAAGTCTTTTTCTGCTTTTTTAAGTTCAAGCATTTGCTCGGCTGTAAGATTATTGATCGCTTTTTCTATTTCTACAGGAGAGTTTTTTACACCTAAGACTTGAGATAGTATTTGACCAGCCTGACCACCTAAAGGGCCACCAATCGCTGCACCGAGTGTAGGTGCTAGGCTAGTTACTAGATTCTTTATTTTGTTTAGTTTCATTTTCTTTTAATCTTCTTTCCTGCATTAACAGTTTTAATTCATGCCAACGATAAAATGTTTTATTGACATGATCCCAAAATAAGCCTTTATTTTCTTTTGGCTTTTCCATTCTTGCTTTTAGCTTTTTGCCTTTTAGTATTTTCTTCCATAAACTTGCTTAATTCAGCAAAGGTTTCAAATCTAATTTTTTTTTCAGGCTTACTCACTTGTGCTTGGTTATAACTTCAAACTCAGCAGAAGTTGATGCTCCTTTGTGCGGTACAAACTTACCTTTATTTTTCATCAGCCGATAACCTTTACCAACTTTCATAAAATGATAACCTTTTGGTGCTTTTACTTTCTTTTTCATTTTCTTTTCCTTTTAGACATTTTAAGTTTTTTAAAGTCAGCACCAGTTATTTTATTCCTTGGTTTTGCTACTCGTGCAAGTTTCTTTTGTTTGGGTGAATATTTTTTAAATGGCATTACTTCTTACCACTTTTATATTTTTTTTTCATAGGTTTCTTCTTAGACGGTCTACCTACTTTAGATCCGTATGTTCCTTTACCTTTTGGCATAATTAGCTCCTTTTTTTAGATTTTTTTGGTCTTAATAAATCTGCATCTGCTTTTCTTGCACCGCCTTTACCTGTTGCAAAACTGCGAACACGACCAGCAGCCCATTGATGAGCAGATACGCCTGGGCGAGAACCTGAACTGTAGTAAGCTCCTAGTCCACGCTTATAAACTTTAGATAGGGTGCTTTTAGAAATACCACTTGATTTAGAATATTTGTCGATGGTTGCTTGTTTACTTGCCACTTCTAGCCCTCATTTTAGATATTCGGTTCATCATTGCTGGTGTTAATTTACCAGCCTTGTATAACCTTCTAGTTCGTTTGATTTCAGCTTCAGTTTTTTTAGGATTCTTTGAGCCTTTGACATATTTCTTTGGAACACCTCCTTTTGTCTTAGGCACTTTCCTGAACTTACGCTTCATAACCATTGATCTATTTTATCTTTGATGTAATCTCTGTGTTTGTCGTAGATTAGATAACCTACAAGTCCCACGAGTAAAAGTATTGTTATTATTTCCATAGTAGGATTATACCTACCATTTCTTACAAGACCAATATCTAGGGGTTAGCTTATCTGGGGGATTGGTATCGCACTTGTGTCTAGCACGAAAGGATTTTCTTCTTTTGGGTTGATCTTTTTTGATTGTCATTTTGGGATCACCAAAGCGAACAAGTTTTACTTTGTCACCTTTCTTTGCAAGTACGGCAAACTTCTTACGCTTGCCTGGTGTTCTTTTAGGTTTGTTATAACCGCTAAATCTTTCGCCTCTGTATGTGATTGCCATTAGTGTAAAGTTTTTTCCTCAAAACTTATGATTTCAGAATGTTCGGTTACTTGACCACCTGACATAAGTATCATTATTTGAAGTGCATGATCTTTATTTTTAGCCTTGATCTCAGAACCTTTATAGACCATATCTCCTTCCATTACTTCAATGTCAAATATTTTGTGGGACATTTCCTGTAAATAGTCCTTGAGCTTGGTCTTTTGCAGTTTGCCTGATATTTTCTCGGTCACGCTCCATGATAGCATTTATTTCTGCTATGTTGACCTGAGTTCCATATTTAGCTAACAATTCTGCTGCTTTCAATCTAATCTGTGCTTCTTCAATGTCTCTGTTTCTGTCATCGTCCATGATAATCTTCATGCGATCTGTTTCTGCATCAATGATGGCTTTCTGAGCTTGAACTTGAGCCTTCTGTGCTTCTGCTTGTGCCAATAGTTCTGCTGCATCAGGTTTAGTTTCCTGTGGCATAGGTGGCATTGGCGGTACTTCAGTATTGATAAATGATTCAGGATCTTTAAATCCAGCCATCTCGATCATTCTGCTAAGTGTGTTTGCGTATTGTTGTAGAGAAACCATAGGGTTACTTGGCCCTAGGGTTGAAAGTATTTGCTCTTGCTTACCTGCAAATTGCCCTAAGATTGCAAACTTTTCTTCATCGGATGATTTAGAGATTGCAACATTAACCACTAAGTCTTTATCGGTATTCCAATATCTAGGATCAACAGGAACAAACTTACCATTAAGTCTAAAGACATCTTGTGCATTTTGATGTTTGATAACCAAGTTGTTAATCAAGGTAAATAAATCTTTCATTCCGCCTTCGGCAAAGTGTCTACAAATTAATTCGATACGACCTTGTGCGCCAGACATGGTTGCTGCTACCGCAGCTTTGGTGCTTGATTGTAAAGCATCAGCATTTAAGCCTGCTGAAGCCTTAGATACACCTGTTCTATTTTCTTTACTTTCATCTAAGTAACCAAGAACAGGGAACGCTTCCTTGCCAACAAAAGGGACTGAGAAGGGTTGTACCATTCCTGGCGCACGCACACGAATTGGCTGTCCAATGTCTGTGTTTAAGACATCATCGATGTTGACTTGTCCTTCGACAACAGCCATTCGTGGGAAAATAGAATGCCCTAACGAATCTAGTGTATCTCGCATAATTTGAGATTTTGCTGCTTGGATAGGTTTGAGGTAATCCGCAGGGCATGATCCGATTGCAGTATGCGGTTCAGGATCAGGGCAAAACATGACAATAGGTAAATCATCCCATTGCTCAACATTTAACACATGCAGTCCATCACCAACGGTGCATACTCTAATTCTTTCATCGATTCCATCACCATCAAAGTCATAGAAAAGATAATGTTCAATGTATAAAACATCCTTACCGCCTGAATCGTTACGATCTGGATAAACCATGTTATCGAAAGGATTACGGGCTTGTTGTTCATCGTAGCTTTCTGGATCAAGTGCTGTACCTGCATATGAGGCATACTCTTCTATTTCGTCTTGGTCGTAACCCATGGCAACGAGTTCTGAAACTGACTTAATCATTCGGTGTGCTACATACGAGGCAGATTTAATATCGCGTGCGTGCCTTGAAATTAAAACCTCTTCGGGTGGGATAGCCTCTAAACACACTTGGTTTTTAGCTTTCACTCTGCGAATAGTAATGTCATACATCGCAGGAATTTCTTGTACCACTTCTTCACCGCTTACAGGATCAAGCGTGGTTATGGTTTCCATGGTGACTGATTCTTCTACAATCTCAACATTAGGATCGAGTACCAAGGCTTGATACGATTGCGGATCTAAACCTGTGTATTCGTGAGTTGAAGCTGTAATTGAATCGTCCCAAAAGCCCTTAACAAAACCCGTCTTACGCACCAACGCATCTTTAAATGCAGAGTACATAACATTGAAACCCTGATTCTTTTGTTGAACGATGTAGTTGATGTAGTCGGTTTGTTGCTCTGCTAGGGGGATATCTTCAGGGCCATTGGGTACGAACTCTACTACCTTCTTAGTGCCAAAGAATGTACGCATAATGTTTGGCAACATAAATAAAACTGTATCTCTAACATCGGTTGAAATAAATTCTGATTGTAAAGTTGAAGTAGCCTCTGGCTCACCGCCAAGATAATACTCAGTTGACTCTGCTCTTTCTTCTCCGACTTGGTGGATGAAGTCTTTTGCATCATCCATTTCAGATTTAATTACACCGACTAAATCGATCATGCTTGATTGTTCTTCAACTTGCATTTCGATTTCTGCTTCGATTTCTTTAACTTTCTTTTCTGCCATATAAAATTATCCCACTCTAAATATTCTGGACTTCAGAGGTTTCTTGAAATTATAACCGAAATGCGCTCCGCTTCCACTAAAACTTGCGGCACTACTTGCCATGGTCAAAGCAAGTGCATCTGCCTTGTCGGGTGATTTAATTCCACGCTTACGCATTTCATCTTTTGATTCTATTTTTATTTTACCGCTAGAAGTATATTTGTACTGAGGCGAGGCAAGTTCTGCGGCCAACTCATCATCTTCAGGTATTCTACAATCACGCTTGGTCAACCAGTCTTTAACAGCGAACCAAAGTTCCGCACGCAAGTTCAAATAATTTTTTTTGGTCGCAGGTGCTTCGGCAACATTTACGCCACGCACGGGAAGGTTTTGTTCAGCCAATCGATCCACCACGCCCGAACCCAAACCAATCACATCAACCAATATTTCTTGTGGTTGTTCCATCACGGTTGAATCATCAAATTTATTTTTGACCGCACCACAAAGTTGCATGAGATCCATGGACGGAAAAGTAACCAAATCTAAAACGGTGTTCCCTTGGCGTACGCAGAGGGCAGAATTATCTCCGCCAAAGCGTGCGACATCTAATCCCCAAACAATCGGTTCGTTTGCGGTCAAAGATACATCACGATTCATAGCACCACGGATGAGTTCCATAGGTATGACGGTATCATCATCTGCAGACGGGAACTCACCCATGACTTCAACTTTAGACACGGTGGAATCTTCACCGTATTGTTCGATCATCTTTTGGAATAACTCTTTGTCCGTGCCTTCGACTTCTCGTGAGTCTATTTGTTCGGTTTTCCAGTACGCACGCTTAGAGTGAAAGCTATCGTAAAACGGCCCTGTGTTTCTTCTAGGGTTAGAAAAGGTAAACCAATAACGATCTTTCGTGGGTTCGGAGAAGAAACCCTCAGATACAGAGTAAATGGGTGCGGGAATACCAGAGGCTTCGTCCATGATTAGGCAAACTCCGTAAGTGGAGTGAATACCAGCGAACGCATCAGGGTTTTCTTCAGACCATAGTTGTGCTTGTGCGTAATAGTAGCCTGTATCTATTTTTAAATCTTCGGTGAGGGCTTTTTCAAACCATTGTGCTGGTTTTATTGCGGTTGCGGTCTTGTGAAACCAATGTGAATGTATGGATAGCGTGAGCCATTTACCTAATTCAGCCCATGTTCTACTTCTTAGCTGTTGTTCTGTGTTAGCCGTTACGATAATGGTTGCACCAAGTCTGGTTGATAGCATCCAAATGATAATCCATGCAACTAAAGCTGATTTACCAATACCACGACCTGAAGCTACGGCTAATCTAAACATTTCTGGTAGATCAACGACACCGTTTCTTTGGATATGTATTGAAATTTCCCTCAAAATTTTTTCTTGCCACTTCCTTGGCCCTGAGAAATGCTCTAGGGGGGTATCTTTTTGTCCCCATGGGAACACGAATTTGACGAAATTGTACGGATCGTCCTTAACATTGAGTGACCAAATGGATGACATCAACTCTTTTTCTTCTTTTACTGAATATTTCATAAAAATAAAAAAATTTTAATTCATTGTATATACATATATAGCACCCGCACACGCACGAACGGGGGGGGTGTTTAGCTTTTTTTCTGAGCATTTAAAGGGAGAAAAAAGGGAAACGCCCAAAACTACACCCCGCCCGATTGTTTGTCATTCGTTGTTGTTTGGCCTGTTTTATTTTCCGCACGATCGTCCAGAGATTCCGCATGGTCGTCCCTGGAATCCGTGCGTGCGTAATTTTGCGTGAGCTGTAATGATTCTGATTCGTTCGTGCGTGCATCAATGATTCGTCCGTGCGCATTGGAAAGGATTCCCGCAAGATCAAGATTGTGATTTACTTCTTGGCGATCGCTCCAATTCTCAGAACGGTTTTTTAAATAGAATATCTGGGCGGTGACATTTTTATCAATCGTTGCGGATTCGTAGAGAGCATTGGCCACCCGTGAAACTCCAAGAGCCTCACCCTTTTTTATAGCGTCCTCAATTTCTTCATGTTCTTTGCGTCTTCTATCTAATGTTGACCATGAAACACCGAGACATCTTGCGATCTGGCCTGTTGTTAATCCTTGGCTACCAAGTTCCACAATAGCGTCCAGAGTTTTTTTATCGTTGAGGATTTTTTTCTTTGGTCCGGTTTTTTTCTTAGTTGTTTTTAATCCCTTATTCATACCGTTATTTTAGTTTAAATATGAGGAAGTGAATCCGCTTAATATTAATTAATTTAATTATTTTGTAGATTTTTCTGGTAATTAATATTGATATGAGTATAATCGGGGTAACAAAGCAAAAATGGGTAGAACCCGAGGAGGCTTAAAATGAATAACAAAACCAACGAAAAACAAATCAACTTTTACTGCATACAAGAATTGGTCGGGCTTAATAAAATGTTTGAAGAAAATATTGGAATGAGTGTAAGCGCTTTTTTTGTTAAAAAGCGAGGTAATTAAATATGGCACATATACACATAATAGAAGATGAAAAGGGAGATATGGTTGATAGGAAAGTATATTGTTCTGATAGCTGTAACACTTACGATAATCAAGATAATTATCAAGGGTGGAATGGTTGTAATGAAATATCTTTTAGTCAGTCATGCGACAGAAAAGGTTGTAGCAATGCCATAAATGGTATTGAGGATTAAGTTTTACCCCTACCATGTAGCCGAGTTTATTCTCGGCTTTCGTGGTATAAGCAATTCATTTTATAAAAGGAGAAAATATGAAGATTAAAGAATGGGTGTTATCAACACAATCAGCAGAAACGAT